TTTATTGGAGTCCAGAAATTTAATTATCTACCAATAAATAATTATTATATAAGATTACCTTTTTTCTTGTTAAACGTAAATGACGTAATCTGAATATTTTTGTTTACTATCCTCTAATACAGATTGTTTGTTTCAAATGGAAAATTCAGAACCTGAATTTTTAGAATATGGAAATGTCTATAGCTGGGACACAAACCTACCTCATCGAGTATTTCCTGTAAAGAAAAAAACTTTCAACGTATACACGTTGTTCTAGGATTTAGTCCTTGGTTCGATTACATCGAAGAAGAAGATGCATGGGTTACTAATGATTTTTTTGGAAAGAAACATCCATTAGACATGTTGATAGGCGGCGAGTTTCATCCACTCATTAAAGGTTTAGAATAGCACTAACATTAGGATGCTATACTATTTTTTGATCAATTATTAGATAAAAGTATAGGATCAAGATCCTATACTACCCGGTGCTTTATATAAATATTTTTATAATGGACAACTACTACCTAATTGATTTTAACAAGAACATCATTGTTGAAAATTTTAAACAAGAAAATTACGTTTCAGGTACAGGTTGGTTAACTCATAAGATTCTCAATAAAGAGGATATACTATCACCCGAGATTATTGATTTCTTATCTACGCTAGATATCCCACTCTTTATTAATTTATTTTACGGTCCTCCTGCTGGTTTAACGTATATTCATATAGATAATCATGCAGGCGGTTGGGCTATTAATTATGCATGGGGGAGTTCTAATTCTATTATGAAATGGTACTCAATTAAAAAAGGAAGTACACCTAAAAGGGTATTGACTACTGCTAATACTCCTTATTTTTTCTATACTTCAGATCAAGTTGAGATTATAGAAGAAACTGAAATTAAAGGATTATGCCTGGTAAGAACAGACATACCACATTCAGTTCATAATTACAGCACTGACAGCGGACGTTGGTGTTTAAGTATACGATCACTTGTGAAAACTAATATATTAGAAAAACTTTCACCTTATATAATAAGTAGATAAAGAAGCTGTTTAGAGAATATTGCTACCTATATTTTTATTAAACATAGATGACGTAATCTGAATATTTTTGTATACTATCTGTTAACACAGATTTTAAAGATTCTTTTATAGGTCCTTGATACATAATTAGTTGTTTGTTATATCGAGGATTAAAATCAGTGCCGTGTTTTACTTTTGCATCATCATACCACCAAGTGTTAGTATCTTCCGGTAATTTTAGATAGTGCTTGTTCGTATTACTATCTTCATACCACCAAGTTTGTTTTGGATTGTTATCAGTTAATAAACTTCTTATTGAATTGTATCCTGAAATTGAGGCAAAGTCTTGATGAGCGTAGACCTTAGTGAAACTTTGCAACATCCGAACTACATGTACTTCAATAGGAAGTTTATCTAAGTGATCAAACAATGATGGAAATAGTTCAGGACAGTTTACATTCTTACATGTGTACGGCATAATATCATTTGAGTCTATACCTGGTTTAACATAGATATCAAATCCCACCCAATAGGCTTGTGCTAAGTTTTTTGTCTGCAATGACTTCGGAACAAATTTTTTATTTTTCTCCCATACTTTATTCCATATTTCCCAGTCATTGGGTACAACCTTAGGAAAAATTAATGGTATTGATACAGGAATCATTTCACAGTGCTCCAATCAAAATTAAACGTAGAATCCAATTTTTCATATATTACCCATTGCTTAGTATATTGTATCATTACAGGGAATTCTACTTCAATTAAATTGTTGTAAAAAAGATGACGGGGTTGTCGAGTAGTAATCCTTTCTTTAGTCTCACCTAATCGTCGTTTTTGGAAGACCTGTATAAGATTTTTGTTATAATCATTAAATGTTAATGCTATAATTTTTATGTTTTTTTCTTGGCACCAGATTTTTTGTATAGGAAATAGATATTCCCTAAGAATGCTTTGATGACGATAAATTTTATTAACCCATGTCCTTACACCCACAAATGCAACATCTTGAGAAAAATTACTAATATATACACCCCCGCAAGCAACTATAGTTTCTCCGTCAAATACTATATGGTATGCACCACTGTTATCATTAAATCTATCTGTTTTATTTAAGATAAAAGGCAATGTATGTTTTTCATTTTTCCAATCCTTGTGCCACATATTAATATTAGCAGATTTTAATTCTAAGTGTGTCGACTCAAGAAAAAAATAAAAGTTTGTTTTTTCAATAGCGGACAAATTGTTATATGTTGAAACTCTCATTTTACCTTGATACTTAATTATAAATGATGTAATCTTTATATTTTTCGATGCTTCTATTTAGAAGTTCTAGATGTTTTGTAGAATCTAGTTTGCCTGCAATAAACATTGTGATTTTTCTATACTCTTTTGGGGCTAAAAACGATCCGTGATATCCTAGATGATTATTTAGAATAAACCAATCAGTGGTATCGGGAAGTATAGGAAATACTGGATTTAATTTTTCTCTAGATCTTGCATCATACTGAACAATATCGGGATTTGTAGAGTTTGGTAATACATAAAATGTCTCTAACATGTCACGCATTACTAGATTTTTGTAAGCAGTAGGTCCTAGATTGGAGGGCGCTAGGGACTTGGCAATGGGATCTTGGTGCGGTTTATTATTGACAAATTGCTCTCTAAAATCAAAATGTCCACCGTTATCATAATCTAACAACGGAATTGCTCGTAGTTTTTCATCCAGATCTGGAAAAAGTTTCAATAGTTCCGGATCAATTGGCTGATTTGTTTTTTTAAAGTTAACCCAATTCCAATCTTGATGTCTTTCTTTTCTAGCATCAAAGTATTCTAATGTCTTGTCTCTGTTTAATTCCAGCTTAGGCAGATCAATCGGTAGCAATATAATATTGTTCATATGTTATTTAATCAGGCGTCATGAGTTACATAATAAATACTGAGTGAAACTATTTTCGTCTTCCCCGAATACATTGCGTATAATCCAACTCTTGTCAATCGCACTTATTATAGTGTGTCCATTCGTTGCAGATGTTTCTTGGCAATACATATTGCTATCCGTATTGATGTTCTACGGGTATAGTGTGTTGGGAATCAGCATGATGCTGCACAGATATTACAGCCACAAAAGTTTTAAACTAAACTCAGTGATCAAATGGTTCTTTACTGTGTTTGCTGTGCTATCAGGCCGCGGAAGTCCCCTAGGTTGGGTGTATATACACCGTATTCATCACGCAACTTCTGACACCGAAAAAGATCCTCACAGTCCGCATTACGATACTTTTAAGTTTATAGGATTTAAACCTATACAAGAAAATACAAAAATCAATCACTTTATTGTAAAAGAATTATTAACTACCGCACACATAAAAATTGACAAGTATTATCTTTTGCTAATACTAAGTTTCCTAGTATTGTTGTCTATAATTGATTTTAATTTGATATTTTATATGTGGGCTATTCCTGTATTTGTAGTCAGTGTGACTCAAACTATGTTTAATTATTTTGCACATATGAAGGGTTATCGAAATTTTGAAACAACAGATCGTAGCACTAACAATTTGTATCTTTGGCCGTTTATACTAGGCGATGCTTGGCATAATAATCACCATGCCAACGCCCAAAAAACTTCGACAAAAGTATTAAAATATGAATACGATCCAATTGGAGTATTAATAAATTTTATAAAACAATAACACTATGACAGAAGTTCGTGAAATTACTGGCAATCAAGAGTACGAAGAATTTTGTAAACAAATTATTTTTTCTCGTAAAAAAATAAGCGGTACTACTCCAATATCCCCCGAACGTTATCAAGCTCTTCGAGAAGAATCTAAATCTAACAATTCTGTAGGAATTGGTTATTTTGAAGATGGTAAATTAATTAGTTGGATAACTGTAGGGTTTTACGAAAGTAAGATGCGAGGAAAATTTTGGGTAATCTCAAATTTTTTTAGTTCTGTTTATACGTCTTATTTTAATTTTAACCGGCCCGAATTTGGAATGTTGTTTAAAGCGGCATTTGACATAGCAGAAGGGCGAGGGTATCATCAATACTTTTACAGTATAGCAGAAAGACTAGAACGGGTATACGAAAGACAATGGAAGAAAAATTCATATGCAATTCAAGGAAAGTATGACTTGACTACACTGGCTGTTGTTCCAGCAAATACCAAACCAGAATTTGAATTGTACTGGAGATTAATGGGACAGGAATTGAAACCAGATAATATTGTTATAAAATCTAGAAAACTTAAAGGCCACAATTTACCTGATAAATAGTTGCATGAAGAACTATTTTTCAAGCAGTACGTTGGGTGCCCAACTATTTTTAATCATATCTTTGCTAGGATCTATACTAGGCGTATATATCTACGGCATGAGTGCAATTGAATTGTTGTTAGTTTTACTAGGTTACTTTGTTTACGGGTGTTTAGGAATCGTAATAACATATCATAGACGGTTAACGCATAACAGTTACAAAACATATCCATGGTTAACTAAAATACTTTCAGTTGTAGGCTGTTTTGCGGGCACCGGCAGTCCATTAGCCTGGGTTGCTATTCATATCAACCATCACTTAAAGAGCGACAAACCAGAAGACCCACACAGTCCTTTACACAAAGGCGTTAAAATTTTTACACTAGATTATGTTAATCAAATCAGTGCGGATACTAAATGGCGTATGCGTGATCTAGTTACTGATAAATTTCAACAGTTCTTACACCGTTATTATTTTGCCATTCTTATAGCTTATAGTGCTGTACTTTTTGTTGCCGGCGGCTTCTGGTTAATGGTATTTGCACATTGGATGCCAGCAGTGATTACTGGACTTATGAGTAATGTAGTTAACTATGTAGGGCATATGCCAAACTGGTTTGGCGGTTATCGAACTTATAATCTATCAGATCAAAGCACAAATAATTGGTTATGGTCAATTCCCAGTTGGGGAGAAAGTTGGCACAACAATCATCACAGATATCCTAAGAATTCATACTTTGGTACAAAGTGGTGGGAAGTTGACATATCAGGTCTAATTATTAAATTGATAAAGATTTAAATGTTTCTTCTGTATTTCTTTCTATGGACGTTAATTCTATATTGGATTCATAGAATAGGGCACAAACTGCCTGTAGTACGTACTATACATATGCATCACCATAGATTTGTATTAAACCATACTACAACGTGGCATTGGTCTAATTTAGTATTATTTAATGATGATTGGACTAGCACGTTAGACTTATGGCTCACTGAAGTTATTCCTACATTGTTGTTTAGTTTAGTAACTGGTCAATGGTGGATTAGTGTGTTCTATTATATATGGGCTGCATTTATACAAGAATCAATAGAACATAATTCAAATTTTAATTTACCTATTCTTACTAGTGGTAAATGGCATTTGATTCATCATCGGAATAATTCTAATTATGGGCTATTCATGCCAATATGGGACATAATATTCGGAACTCACAAAAATGTATACAAGTGAAAATAATTGGTATCAATGGAAATACGGCAATGATGCTTTATTTGGGAGACAAATTGAAAATAAAGAGCTTAAAACCATTTACACTAAAATGGATAGACCATTATTATCGTTCAAAGAAGAATTAATCGAAGCAGCCAAAAGCACTATAGATCATTATCCAGGATTAAGACCTTGCATATTTTTTAGTGGTGGAGTAGATAGCGAAATAATACTACGTTCCTACCTAGCAATTGGCTCAAACCCTAAGGTTTATGTTGTTAGGTACGAAAATGATCTAAACATTTATGATGTAAGTTATGCCGTTACCGTATGTTCTATTCTTAATATTGATTATACAATAGTAGACTTTAACTTAAAAAAGTTTTATGAAAACGATGCAGTAAAAGTATCAGAAGATGCACAAATAGATAGACCTAGAATGCTACCCCATCTTAAATTTACAGACTGTGCCGATGGGTTAATTATTGTAGGGCATAGTGATGTAAGATGGTATCGTACAGATGATGACTATAGTAAAAAGGGTACTTGGTTGATGCAAGATTTTGAACACGATTTAGGATGTGACAAATACAACATTCTACATAATCGTCCTGCAATTTATCAATGGTTTAAGTGGTCACCTGGATTGGTTTTAGGGTATACTACGTTAACCTGGTTTAAAAAATTAGTAAACGACGAATACCGTGGACGATTAGGCATCAATTCTACAAAAATACTAGGCTTTCGAGAAATGTATCCCGATATTATCGAACGCAAGAAACAGACAGGATTTGAAAAAATTGATGATCTAGTTGCTGAAGTTCAACTTGTATTGAAAAATAAGTACAATGGTTTGCCCTACAGGCAACAAATAGATAGAACTATAACTCAACTTTATAATGAAATTAAAGGCCCAATTAATAAGTAACTGTGGGTTTTACAAAGTAGCGGATAAAACTTGTAATAACGAAATTTATGAATCAACTTGTATTAATTCTCCTATAGTAAGAAATTTTTAAACATGTGTCTTTGATATGTAAATACTACCTATACTACAGAGGCAGTCACGATGAAATTTCAAAAAATAACAGACGAGTTAACAATTTATGATAGGACTATTTTAAAAATAAAAGTAATAGATACTCATTACACATCTGAATTAAAAAATCATTCAACATTTATTATTGGAAATAATTGTAAGATGGTATCGGCATCTTATCAAATTAACGGAAAATTTGGCGCCTGCGTAAATGAAAATATTGTATTAGATGGGAGTGCATTGATTATTGAAACTCCCGGATACAAATTTCAAGAGCAACAATTGGTAACATTTGATCCTACTATTCAGGGTCAATTAAGTTATATAGATGGTTGCTCAAATACCAATATTATTAATCCGTTGCGTAACGGAGATCCCTGTATAAATTATTTGTTTTTTCCTAACGATATAAAGCAAACATTTCACACACATCCTAGTATTCGAATAGGCGTAATATTAGAAGGTAGGGGATTTGCTGAAATTGACAAAGAAGTAGTTGAATTATCCAAAGGTGATCGATTTATTTTAGACAGACACGCTAGACATAGATTTTTTACAACAGACTCTTTTATGAGTTTAGCTGTTTTTCATCCAGATAGTGAAGACGGTCCAAAAGATGAAGCTAACCCTATGAAAACTAGAACATATATAAATAATCAATAATTGGAGATAACAATGATTAAAATTAAAAGAGAATATACAAGACCTTCTGCAGATATTCCTTGGCACGGGGATGTCTTACCAGCCGTCGAATTTAAGACCAAATTACAAACTTATATTGATTCAAGTAAACACATTTCGTATAATATCACATATAGCGAAGATGGATTGAAAATGTTTTATGAAGGAGTTTGGGTTGATCGTGCGGCTTTTGACGAATACGATGTTGACCCGGACCTTGTCCCGTACTGGGATTTAAGAAACGAATACTACTCTTCTGTTGGTATTACTATAGGTCCTAAAATTTTTGAAGATATTTAATATATTAAGTTTTTAGGAACTAATACAACATCTCCTATATAGGGGTCCCAATTCGCGGACCCCTTATTTTTTAATAGAGTTATTATGGTATCTGCTAATTTCATATTTTCAAAATTTAAAGTTTTAAGAGGAGATACAAAATTCATCTTTACTAAATCTGCCAGCAATATACTCTTAGGATCATAAAAAAACTTACCATTAGTTCTCAACTTATTGCTGTTTAAAATATGATACCACGAATCAAAAATCCTGCTATAAAAATTCATTTCGCCAGATTTTTTATAAAAATTTAAAGATTGCTGATAAGCTATTTCAGTTAGATGCATAGGTATGTAAAACACACTAGAATCGTAATTGGTAATTTTTCTATTAAAGATAGTTAGGTATTTGTTTACACTATCTTTTTCTAGATCACCCTCTCCTACAATTATATAAAAATCACTTGGAATTAATTTTAAAATATATGGGACTGTAGAGTACGTGGGCCAACATACTTCAGTAATTTTAAAATTTTCATGTATTATTGATTTTAGAATATCATCAATGGAAAATTCATAAATGTTTAATTTAACACCATATTTCTTAGCAATATCCTCAACTATTATTTTTGTAGAATCATTAATTCCGTTAATATGAAAGAAAAAATATTCTACCGGAATGTCGTTTAGGTGTATGTAATGTGCAATTAATTCACTGTCAATTCCAGAAAGGCACAGACCAATTTTATCAAGTCCTAAACCTGTCATCTCTTGTTTGATATCTTTTACAGTTTTATCAACTGCATCAAAGAACGTATCTGTAGTTACTTTATCAAAATTATCTATTTGGTATGTGAACTTTTTTGTATTTTTATCAAATGTATAAATTCTATTCATGTTTAAAATTTGTAATGTGATTTGTATCATCAAATACATCACTAAGATCTATAGATTGTGTTACACTTTGATCAGCAGTGATTGCGTTAAATCTTGGACGTAGATATAATATATTTTTTAAACTTGGTCTTTTTACTTTTTGCAAATATTCATTAGACCCTAATACGCTACACACAAACTTTTTTGCAGAAATCTTATATGTATTCCATGATCCTAGATGTTTAGACTCTTGATTGTTCATACTCCATAATTGAAAATTTGTGGTATCAAAAAATGGAAAATATCGATCATCTAACCAAGCAGTATTAATATTGTTTGTTACGTTGCTAAACAAAAATAATCGATAATAAACATATATCCATTTCCATGTAAAATTATACCACCAAAACAGATCCCAAACTTGATTATTATGATTCGGGCACGTTTTTAGATTTTCAATAAACAATGATGTCCACATTTTTGCTGATCTTGATGATATTTTTTTAGAGTCCATAAAAAACTTTACCATTGTATCAAAATTAATTGTCTTGTTTAATGAACCGGGACCACCCCACAGTTCATAACTTTGTTGAATATCTGCACCAAATAATTGATCATTTAGTTCGCCGATAACGTAAATCCAATTACCTATGTCCTTATCACTATAAGAAAAATCACTATTTTCAACTTTGAAATGTGGTCTTATAAATTTATACCACATTTCTGGATTTTCATCGACACTGTTTTGATTCATTTTTATAGTAATTCTTTTTGAGGCTTGTTCTACTCCTAGAAGTTTGATAAACGAGGATACAATCACACTCGAATCAATTCCTCCACTATACATAATTTGTATTGGAATATCGAGATCTTCTTGTTGTTTTAATATTTGTGCAGCACGTTCTATTACACATTCTTCATATGTAATACTTGAATTTTTAAATTCTGGTAGCCTAAATTTATCAGGAACGTATGTTCGTATAGGAAATCTAAATGTATTGGTTCTATCATTGATGCCTATACAACGATCCTGAATAATGCTATAAAAGTCTAACCATTCTTTAAATTTGGGATCAGCAATTAATTGAGCATTAAGAATATCAGCTTGATATGCTATCAACGATTGTGTCATACAACAGCCATCCTACTAATAATTTTGTTTTCTATAATATCTAATTTACTAATATCATTTTCCAAAATAATCACTTCCATAAAATAATCAATGGTAGATTGTAATTTTATTAATATATGATTAAACGAGTCAGATTTAATTTTTAATTCTTTCAATGCTTCTTCTTTTGTTAAGCCTCTACCGCTTACATAGTCATCTAATAATTTTTCGTTTTTTGATTCTAACATATCATTTATTAAGTAGGCTACGGCTGGATTAAAGAAAAAATTACAAGTTGATAGTGATTTTGCAGTAACAAAGAATAGTACTTTAACAATTTTTCGTTTTTTTAATGCTAACAATTTTTTAAGTTTTATGTACTCAGGAACTTCGGTATCTAACTTTAACTCTATGCCTTGTTTAGAAATGCACAGGCAATTATCTTCAATATTTTTGTCGGTAATATTTTTGTAAAAGTCATAGTGTGGATAAAGTGCTATAATGTCTACATCAAATAAAGAAGACTTTAAACTTGTAGATAATCTAGTATCTTCCACATACGTAAGTATTACACGGGTCGCAGCATCGACTATAATATATTTCATGTTAAATGCCAGAATTTTTAAATTTCTTTAATCATCAAGTAGAAGAAAGGCTTCATTCCTACCTTTTCAGCAGATTTCTGTCGAACAAGATTTTTAACGTGTACATAACTTGAAATGTATTGACAACCTTTTTCTTTTGCAATTTGCTCAAAGTGCTTGTGAAGTATTGTATAGATACCTCTGCCTCTGCAAGTTTCGTCAACAGCACTAAGAGTGATCCAAAGATGATTGGGCCTAACTGTATCATATACAATATGACCCAAAATCTTGCCATCTTGTTCTGCATAAACAGCTCCGCAGGTTTTATCATCCCATGTGGTAATAGATGTTCCAAATCCTTTATCGATTAGTTCTGCCATTTGTCGCAGAAAGAATGTATAAATGGGGCTCTTGCCAAGTTGATCGGTCCTGAAAACGTTTATTTCATTGCCTAGTTTGTCTGTCTCACTGTTTAGGAATACTGGTTTCATGCCTATATTTAACCATCAACTGTAGGTGCTTAAAAATTAGTTGTCTATTAAACTAGCATAATACTTTGTTTTTGGGTATAAATTCGTGTTTGCTATCATAACTCACAGTAGAATTTAACACTCCAAGTTATCATAATGCGAATAAATACAAGTTAAGATATTCAGGAGTTTAAAATGCCATTACAAATACGCAGAGGGACCACTGCACAACGACTTGCAATCACACCATTGACCGGCGAGCTGATTCATGATACTACTACCGGACAATTGTTTGTGGGTAATGGTACAACTGCTGGCGGTGTCACTACTACTGGTATTTCTTTAGAAGATGCGGCTGATGCCGCAGCATCATTGTTTACTACAGGATCGCATTCCGGAATCACATTTGCTTATAATGACGCAGCTGGTCGAATAGATGCTACTGTTACTGTGGCAGCTACTGGTCCGTTTGATGGCGATTTAACAGGTAGTGTATTTGCAGATGATTCTACCTTGCTAGTTGACGGCACCGGAGGGGCTCTGGTTGGTTCTTTAAGAACTTCAGGTGACGTGTATATTACTAAAAATTCGTATTCTGGTACGTTTGGAAATGGATTAACATATGCGCAACACCACTCAACTGTTGATGCAGTAAATTTTAATTTTTTAAGAACTCGGGGAACAGATATTGCACCCACCGCTGTTGCCAACGGCGACGATATTGCTGATTTAAATTTCATAGGTCACGACGGTACCAATAGAGTGTCAATTGGTGGTATAACTGCTAGAGTTTCGGGAGCTGTGTCATTGGGAATTGTTCCAGGCGAACTTACGTTTGATACTCGTAGTACAGCAGGAGTATTGTCGGAAAAAGCAGCATTAACATCAGACGGTATATGGAAAATCAATCAACTTGGTGCGCTTTCGGGTACAACCATAAATGTTGTTGACAATAATACTATTACATTAGGTGATGTTAGACTGAGTCAAGATGGACTTTCTACTATAAACACTAATGCTACTTTGATATTATCTGCAAACGGAACTGGCTCAGTTGACATTGAATCTCTTAGAATTATAGGTAGTACTATATCAACTACAGATTCTAGCAGCATCACAGTTTCTCAAGCATCTACCTTTAGCAGTAATCTAACTGTTGACGGCACACTAACAGTCGGTGACAGTATTGTACAAAACAACGCTAACAGAGACTATGTCAGTACCACATTACAGACACAGGGAGTTGCTCGAGTAGTAGAGGGAGTACAAAACGGTACCTATACTCAATTGGTTACAAATACAGCAGAGACATATACAACCATTTCTTATAACTCCACAATCTACAAAGGTTGTCGGGCAACATTCAAAGTCCATCAGTCTACCAATGTCTATATTAGTGAGGTGTTGTTGGTCAATGACACAACCACAGTCACTATTGTAAATGCTCAGGCTACAGCGGCAGCGATCAACTTCAGTATCATTGGTTCGATTACTGCAGACTACGACAGTGCATCTGGTACGATTAGACTAAGACCAATTACTAGTACATCGATTACATCTGGTCTTAATTTATTTTGGACTGTAAGTTACCAATTGTTCACATAATTGACAAAAAAGACTTGACTCTAGTATTATTTCCTGTATACTAATATTGTGGTCGTGAGTGGAATAGGCAGACCTCCCGCCAGGCCCATAGCTTGGTAAGGGGACGGGGCGTAGTCATAGACGTAGCCCTTGTAGGTTCGAAACCTACCGACCATACCATATACGATAATAAGTATTAGAACATAACTTTAAGGAAACAATTATGTCAACAACAGTAGAACAATTAAAAGCAGACTTCGAAGCATTCTTAGCTGAGGACGCAAAATTCACAGCAGGCAACGGTGCCGCAGGTACTCGTGCTCGTAAAGCACTTCAAGAAGTTGCCAAGGGTGTTAAAACTCGTCGCAACGAAATCACAGAAGAAAAAAACACTCGTAAAGAAGCCAAGGCCTAATCGTGAGCAAACAAGATCTTGACGATCCTGATGTAGGCATTATTGCACAGGATATTGGTACATTAGATCTAGGTTACGGCGCCGTTCCTCCCGACTATGGTAACATCAGTTATAGTGGCGGCGTCGATACCATCACAATAGATACTAGCACTATGAATAGTATGTACAGTTCAAATACTATTACTTTACCGAGCACAACTATTGCTAATAATGGATATACCATTGGAAGTGCCAGCAGTAATAACTATTATATCACAGGTACTAGTGGTTATAATACATCATCAAGTGTGAATATCAGCAGTGACGGTATTGATATGGCCGCTGGCACTGATATCAAAGTAGATGGCAAAAGTCTCAAAGAGTTCATGAACAAGATGGAAGAACGCTTGGCCATACTTGTGCCTGACCCTAAGAAACTAGAACAGTTTGCCGCACTTAAAAAAGCCTACGATCATTACAAGCTGATGGAGAAACTCTGTCAGGAACCACCTAAAGAAGATTAAATACATGAATGTTAAACTTTTATCCTATAGTCAACCAACAGAGGAATTTAGAGATCTGGGCCTCACAGATGCGCAGGAACTCATTGCGTATTGCGCCCGTGTCAGCAATCCCTCCAATCAGCTCAACACAGACACATCCGAAAAACTCATACGATATCTTGTTAAACACGCCCACTGGAGCCCACTTGAAATGGTCTCCGCCTGCGTTGAAATTACCACAACCAGAGACATTGCCCGACAGATCCTTAGACACAGAAGTTTTAGTTTCCAAGAATTTTCTCAACGCTATGCTGACCCAACTCGAGATCTCAATTTCGTTACAAGAGAAGCCAGACTACAAGACTCCAAAAACAGACAGAACTCAGTCGAAGTGGAAGATCAACAGTTACAAAATGAATGGTTTAGAGCTCAACAACGAGTCATCTATGCCGCACAACGAGAATACGAGTGGGCTATCAAGAATGGCATAGCCAAGGAACAGGCTCGTGCTGTGTTACCCGAAGGCCTAATTGAAAGCAGATTGTATATGAACGGCACTCTACGTAGCTGGATTCACTTTATTGAATTGCGTAGTGCAAACGGTACACAAAAAGAGCATCAACTAGTTGCTGTAGCCTGTGCTAAGGCCATTGCTGCCATATTCCCAATGAGTGAAAGCCTAGTGCAATGAAAGAAAAAATTGATCAGTTTTGCAAAAACTACGAAATACAAATCGTAGATGATCAAAAACGGAGGGCTAGATACCACCCTCCCAAATATTTTACAGATCCTATGCGAGCAGATATTATCAATAAGGATTTTGTAGAATTTGAAACTGAAAAAGTCTATACAGTTCAAATACCTGAAAGCCGCTTTCGAGCTCTAGTAGAAATGGAACAGAGATTTTTTGGCAACCATAAACACGGCTACAGTGATGCTGATATGTTTTCTATGCTTATGGAAAAAGAACGTGAGGAAAGTTGGTATCGGCAGTCAAACACGGCTGTGCAAAAAGCATACGAACAATACAGTATTATGCTTAATCTGGCAGGATATCAAAGAAAAATCTAAATGAAAACCGCAATTGTGATACCCGCGAGACTTGCAAGCACTCGCTTTCCAAATAAAATGCTATGTGATGTCGGTGGACAAACTCTTATTCGTAGAGTCTACGAACAATGCTTATCCACGGGGCTCGATGTATATGTTGCAACGGACAGCAAAGACATTGCCGCTGAAGTATCAAATGCTCTACTGGTATATGATTCTGAAAACGGTACAGCTCGTATTGCCAAAGCCATAGATCAAATGCCTCATTATGATGCCATAATCAATGTGCAGGGTGACATGGTAACAGTGCCTGTAGAAGATGTAAAGAAATTGCCATTGCTGCTCAATATCTACGATGTTGCCACATTAAAACATCCCATGGCAGATGGTCAACGACACGATCCTAACACTGTTAAAGTGATTTCGTCGGGCACCGAAGCACACTGGTTCTGTCGTGCTCCTTTAAAATACGGTGATTGGCATTACGGTATCTACGCTTACAGAATGGATGCTCTTAAAAAATACCAAACACTGACTGTCTATCCCGAAGAAAACATTGAAAGTCTGGAACAATTACGTTGGATACAAAATGGTTACACTATTGGTATCATCGACGCAGGAATCGCTGCTGAAATCAATACTCCGGAAGATTTAGAATTGTTCAAAAAAGAATCTTATTGACAGGTTTCTAGAAAGACTGTATAATTACTTTATTATGGCACAACACACAAACTATTGGTCTTGCTCACCGTTCGCTGATTGGCTTCGCGGTACTAAAAAACTGGCCGCGGGTACATCCGATGAATGGGATGACTGGACCACAGCCGCTCAGATGAAGCACAACTTCCGCTATTGGTTAGCAGAAGAAGCACTTGGACACATCCAAGATTTTGTCACTTGGCCTGTAAGGACTCTTTATGATATCAAGTACTACATTAACAACCGTTGGGTTAGTCGCACTCATAGCCTTACCGCTCATCCCCGGGATATTAAGCCTGGCCAGTGGCAGGACGTGGGGAACCGCTTTTTGCCTTGCTTATTCAATGAGTTGGTTGATTTTGTTGAGATAGAATCAGCTTGGAGTCATATTGCCTGGGGCGACAAAGAAGCTCGTGCCAAGTATGATCCTCCCTTCTGGGCCAGTGGTTGGTTCCGTTGGCGTGTGTGGCGTTGCCCACAGGCTGGTCTCGATCACTTAGACTGGGCAATGACACTGACCAACACTGACTGGTGCCAACCAGACGATCCAGAATACGGCAAGCCCACCGGACAAGCAGAACGTGCCAAAGAAATCAAAGAACTCTACACCTGGTGGACTGTGACCTATCGTGCTCGTCCTGATCCATATGATGCCAGTGGCTGGAGTGACTACTGCGAACAGGCTAGAATTCTCAATGGTGGCAAATTGTTTGGTGGTAAGAGTACTCCTGAACTTAAAAAACTAAGCGATAAATCACACAAGCTACTTCAGAAAATTGAAGCCGCATATGAAAAAGAAGATGAAGTCATGATGATCCGATTAATCAAGGCTAGAGATAGTTTATGGACCTAACAGCCGAAGCTCCAGCTAGGAGTATTTTAAAAGTTAATGAGTGGGGTACATCTAAAATGTACAAGGTTGTCTGCGAATGCGGCAACGATGATTGTACACATACCGTTGATATAGAGGCAGAAGATACCGGCGTAACTGTAACCATTTATACTAAAACAAGAACTAACTTTTGGTCAATGAATCGTTGGCAACACATTTGGACATTGTTAATCAACGGCCATGTAGACTTCGAAACTAACATACATTTGTCAGAACAAAGTGCTCTTAATTATAGTGAAACACTAAAACAAGCTGTATATGATGTTAAAAATTTCAAGAAGCCCCTCCCGTAATACTTTTCAAAAAGAAAAGTATATCGAACGCTGTAAGGAAGAGGGCAAAGAGCCTAGCAAAGCATATATTAGAATGTACGAAGAACATAATTTTGATAAACTGATCAAAGAAGAGGATCCCAATTGGCGTAAAGACAATATGGAATATGATCTTCGATCCACTGATTGGATACTGGCCAAGGTTCGTGAAAGTAATGTGTATGCTCAGAATCTCTATGCCTCAATGTGCAATATGCAGTTTATCAAAATGGATGTTTTACCTATTCTAAAAAATCAACGCTGGTCGTGTTCGTGGAGATATGCTGGTGGTATCGTTGCCGATATGCAGGAGAAAGGCGATTACATTGATTGGTATTGTAGCGGTATTAGAGATACTAGAACTCTAATTGCAAGCGAGTTTGCTGTGCTCACTGAGCAACAACAACTGGCCTATAAAGAAGGTGAAGGCTATGTTAGCGAAGGCATAGTCACTGATGAGATCCGTGAGGATCTATTTCGTCTGGGCTGGGTAGTCCAAGACGATAGAATGGACGACTAACCAAAAGGAGACAATAGTCCAAAATGAACTGGGAACTTTATGAAGTATGGGCCGAGGACGATGCCGGCCAAGAAGAGTTGATTGAAACAACCAACAGCCGTAAGCAGGCTTTTGAAATTGCTCAGACTCAATTAAATTTGGGCTATATTGCCAGCATTGTGTATTTGGAAAACGAAGATGGCGAGTTAGAAAAGGTCAAAAGATTTGAACACAGTTGACAATCTTGATAAATGGTGTTATACTATAAGTATTGTTTAACACACTGGAGTGAAAATGGCTACTAACGCAAAACATTTGGCAGAAGTTCGTGCAAAGAAGGGTCGTGACTTTAGCCCAAAATGGGAAGGACACGAAACCTGGGATACCAATCAATTCTTACGCCAGTTTCATTCTGCCATGGCCTGGTATCGTTTAGAAAGTTCTGCCAAGGAACTCAAACCCAAAGTGATAGATTGGATGGGTCGTCAGGGCTGTACCAAAGAAGATATTTCTGCATTTAAGAAAACCAAAGACAATCGTTGCGGCATGACAATGGGTGCAGTTGCAGCCTGTCTACTCAAAGGTATGCCTAGTGTTCGTGACGAGTTCAATGAAGGTAGAGACACTGCCGTTTGGTTGCGGGCTCGTATCAACGAAGTTATTGAGCAGGGACGGGACGATGTTGATGACAGCGATAGCGGCATTGAGGTTAAAAAAGATGTATATGTTCCTAGCATCCAAGAACGGCTTCGTGAAGTGTCTTTGGGAATGACTGAGGAAATTGAAGCAGCCATCGAAGCGTTTCAAACTGATCCCGAAACATTTGATCCAAAGGCATTTAAAATGCTGAACTTGCTCAAGGCAAAACAGGCCAAGGCAGCTCACGCTCGGATCATTCGTGACTTTTATGCTCGTGACCTTACAGAGCTACTTGAGCTCGCCAGTGGCAAAGCTGACGAGCAGTTGAAAGAAGGCTACAGTCACCGTAGCAAGAAACAGATTAAATCCTTTATTGCATTTTTACAAGAAATTGAAAGTGCCTGCAATATGCTAATGCAAGAGGCCAAGGTTAACAAGAAGCCCCGTGCTAAAAAGGTTGTCAGCAAAGACAAGATCATTGCCAAACTCAAGTACAAGAAGAGCGACGAGCCTCTCAAACTGGTTAGTATTAATCCAGCAGACATTATTGGTGCTCAGGAATTATGGATTTTTAACAGTAAAACACGCAAACTTGGCAAGTATGTGGCTGCTGAGTTCCAGGAACTTGGTATCAAAGGCACCACTATTACAGGCTTCAACGAAATAAAAAGTGTGCAAAAAACTTTGCGTAAGCCTGCAGAACAAATCAAGGCCTTTAAAGAGGCTGGCAAAGTGGTTCTTCGCAAGTTTCTTGAAGAGATTAATGCAGTAGATACCAAGATGAACGGTCGAATCAACGAAGATATTATGCTGTTAAAGATTGCATAATATTTCAGTGAGAGTTTGATAAATACTGATATGAATAATACCAATATCGATCAAACTCTTACTGAATTCAACGATGCTTTTAAAGCACTGTTGGAACAGGCACATCGACCTGTTGCTCAGGAAATTACACAATTTGTAGAATTTCGTGCCAAAGACGGTAGCACAAATAACGGCAAGGGCATCCTTTGGTTCGGTGAAGGTAATGTAAAACAATTTGTGTACAATGAAAAGCCGGATAGATTTTTCTCATCTGAGCACATTGAACTATTCAAAGATCGCACATTGATCATTGGCGGAGTGCCTATTCTTTCTTCTACGGAACTAGGCACATCTGTAACAAAGAGCAATCTACGTGAACTAGGAAGACTTCGAGGATTGATCGTAGACGGATCAATAGTAATCGATCAATACATCTATTACAATAAAGAAAATAATAGACTGGGACTAGGTACGGACACTCCAAATGCAGGATTATCTGTAGCAGAAGACGGCATTGAGGTTATGCTTGGAACTAAAGATCAAACACGAGGAATGGTAGGAACACATGCCAGTACTCCTTTTGACATTATCACCGATAATACAACTAGAATAAGCGTATCACCTAATGGAAATATACAACTAGGCAACACTGAACAACCCCCTATTCAAGTGTCAATTCATGGAAAATTAAGTATTGGAGTCAAGAATCCCGATCCAGCGGTCGATTTACACGTAAACGGATCAGTAAGATTTAACGGACATATGCAGTCATATGCAAGCACACCCCCGGACTATGGTGCATACACTCGAGGTGACATAGTTTGGAATTCAGAACCAGAAATTAAAAAGTATATAGGTTGGGTCTGTGCAAAATCCGGTGTGCCAGGAACTTGGTTACCATTCGGAGAAATCAAAGAAAGAGATAGATGATACCTAATTCTGTACTGGTAATGGGCAATGGCGAAAGTCGTGGTTCTATTAATATACAAAATTTATTAGGTAATATATTATTGGTAGGCTGTAACGCCATACATCGAGACGCTGTGGTCAATCACCTTATTTGCTGTGATGAACGTATGGTAAGAGAAGCAGTAGAAAATCCAAACACAGCTTCAACATTTATATATGTTCGAGAACACGCATATCAATGGTTTCGCAAGGTGCAAAAGCACAAAAATATAATTCTATTACCTGATATTCCCAATCAAGAACACAATAGAATTGATCAACCAAGAAATTGGGGTAGTGGAACTTATGCATTACTGGTTGCTTCTCAGTTGCCAGACATTAAAAAAGTTTATCTATTGGGTTTTGATTTATACGGTAACGATACGTTAGTAAACAATCTTTATAAAAACACAAAAAATTATTCTTCCGGAGGATCACACTCAGTTGATCCTAGCTATTGGATTTGGCAAGCAGCCAAAGTATTCAAATTGTTTCCTACTATAGAATATAATATTGTGAATCATGACAAATGGCTGATGCCACCAGAATGGAAAAAATCTAATGTTGGGTTTCTTAGCATAGATAATTTTAAGAATCAGTTGCAAAACAGTTAAATAGACTGTATACTAAAACTTAGCGGACTTTCTACGTCATTCATCCCGCTTTATAAACTCTGCATGTCGTCAAACTTGCTACCTTACAAAGGAGACTAGAGATGGCAAATCTACAACCCGTACTTTATAAGTACACTTCGACAAAAGAATATCACGATGCATTTCCCTGTGCTTACAGGCAATGGAGAAGTGATAGTCACTGTAATCTAATTCACGGCTATTCATTTAGCATGAAATTTTACTTTGGCACCAACGACCTAGACGTCCGCAATTGGGCGGCTGACTATGGTGGTTTGAAAGAACTTAAAAAGACACTGGAAGATCAATTTGATCATACACTAATTGTTGCACAAGACGATCCATGTCTTGCTACATTTAAAATGTTGCAAGAAAAGAATATGGCTAAGATTGTTATCCTGCCGGCACTAGGCTGTGAAGCACTAAGCGACATGCTTTACAAATACGTGAATGGTGTTTACATTCCAGAAATGTGGGGTCCTGGTGAAGCAGCTAGGCTTTGGTGTTATCGTGTAGAAGTACGTGAGACACAGAGCAATATGGCTTTCCGTGAAGGTCATCGAGAATGGAATGAGGATCTGTTTGCGTGAACTCGCTTGAACGTATATGGGCCCGGGCGACCGGGCACCTAATGGGTCAAACAGATGAGGATAGACCAGATGTGCCCATCCTTTCTCTACGCGAAGCTCGAATTGCTCTATTCTTTAAAACATTCTGGGTAATTATTCATGTTATAACCTGTCTGTTTATTATTGCCAACACCATTAGACATTGGTAAATAATTATATGCGTACATTTAACATTCATAATATAAAATTAGGAAACAACGAGCCGTTGGTATTGATTGCCGGGCCTTGTCAAATTGAAAGTCTAGACCATACACTCGAAACTGCACATAGCATAAAAGAAACCTGCGATAGTTTAGGAATTAAATTTATCTATAAAAGCAGCTTTGACAAAGCCAATCGATCTAGCATATCAACTCAACGAGGTATTGGAATTGACGAAGGTTTAAAAATTCTCAATACCGTTAAACATCAGTTAGGAGTGCCAGTTTTAACTGACATTCACGAAAGCTATCAGGCAGAACTGTGTGCTACAGCTGGCATTGATGTACTACAGATCCCAGCATTTCTCTGTAGACAGACTGACCTATTGTTGGCAGCAGGTGCTACAGGCTGTGCCATCAATGTCAAGAAGGGGCAGTTCCTTGCACCTCACGATATGAAGAACGTTGCGACAAAGATTGCTTCAACTGGCAATGACCGCATCATGTTATGCGAAAGAGGATACACTCATGGATATAATAATCTTGTTGTTGATATGCGTAGTCTACCCATTATGGCAAGCACCGGGTATCCAGTGGTCTTTGATGCCACACATAGTGTTCAGCAACCAGGGGGATTGGGCTCAGTCTCCGGAGGGGATCGTACTATGGTCCCGTACCTCGCGAGGGCAGCAGTGGCCACCGGATGCGTAAGTGCAGTGTTTATGGAATGTCATGAAGATCCAGACAATGCCCCTAGCGATGGTCCCAATATGATAATGTTGTCTAATCTTAAAAACGTGTTAGAAAGTCTTATAAAAATAGATGGAATTGTTAAATCCTCCTCAAACTAAACAAGAACGAAAGCGACTCAAGGCTATTAGAAGATTTGAAAAAGAGTCTCAACATCTGCAAAAAGAAATTGGTGTCGGTGATGCTAATCCTGAAAAAGTAACTGTTCTGTGTGTAAAATTTGGTACTAAGTACGGGCGTGAATATATCGAACGACTTCGGAACATGGTATCCCGCCATCTTACGGTACCTTATGAATTTGTCTGCATCACTGATGATCAACACTCCATACCTGGTGTTCGAAGTATTGTGCAACCTATGAAAAATTATAAAAAAATATGGTGGCACAAGGTACATATGTTTGATCCTGGGCTGCCAATACAAGGAAGAATATTATATTTTGATCTTGACGTGATAATACACGCCAATATTGATAGTCTTGCAATCGGTCACGGACATAGTTTCTTGGGTATCAAAGATTTTAATAGAAAATTTCATGCTTCGTGGACCTATCTCAATAGTTCAGTTATGAGTTGGATACACGGATCACAAACTCATATCTATCAAGAATTTAATAATAACCCAAACGAAGCACAAAAACTGCAAGGTGATCAAGATTGGATATGGAAAACCAGCAAGGATCGTATAAAGTTTTGGCCCATAGAATGGATTCAAAGTTACAAATGGGAAATTCGCAGTCGCGAAGAACTGGTGTTGAAGGACGGTAAACGAAACTTCAAGTCAGTGATCAATCCAAAAATTCCAATCAATTGCAGTGTTTGTGTATTTCACGGAGATCCAAATCCTCACGATGTTTTAGATCCGTATGTAGTTGACAACTGGCGGTGATTGTGCTATAATAATAGCATGACTACTATTACCCCCGAAGCATTACGCACTCTGCTTCTTGAAAACGAGTGTGTTGTTGAATTTACCAAAGTCAACGGCGAGACTCGAGCTATGCCCTGTACACTCAAGGCAGAGCTCATTCCTGCTCCTACTCCCCATATTAGTAACACAGACAATCCCGTTGACTTTCCCAAAGTTAAAAAAGAAAATCCTAATGTTATGAGTGTTTGGTGTTTAGATAAAAAGGAATGGCGATCCTTCCGTATCGCCAATGTGATCTCAGCGAAAGTAAAAGATGAAACTAACACAGTACAGTCGTAATCGTATCCTAGAAACTTTTAACCGCTGGAATGTACCTAAAGAGTTTGCCGAGCCAATGTACAATTATCTTGTTCATGGGTTTAGTCCGGGCGGATGTTTTACCGCGGTGCTAGCCAATGACTTTCACCGTGCTATACGTAGCAGTCATCCTGGCAACACTGTCGAAGCATTTAAGGCTCTGTCTGGTTGGATAGATGAATGCATACCTCCCGAAACAAAAGGTAACTATAATAATGTTGAAGTTTGGTGCAGTCTACCTGCAGATGTTCGTAGATCAATATTAGAAGACTGCGAAATAATCTATACTGAGCAACAAGAAATTATGATGGCTCTGCAAAGTAAACCCACAGTTGAACCTGTCTTTTTTTAATGAAAGAAACTATGATTAAACGCATAGGCTTTGCCTGCAAATGGATCAATGATCCTGAAGAAGTCAACGGCATGAAGATCAATGCCAAAGACCGTGACTTAAATACTGGTGCTACTACAGTTAGGTGGTTGCGTGAACATCCCCAAGAAGCAGAACAGCGACTTTGGGACTTGATGAAACGAAATATTGATGCCTGCACCAAGTTGGTGGCCAGGGTAGGAACACTAGATGAAGATCTTAGAATGGTACGACTCAGCAGCGATATACTGCCTGTATACACTGAGCCTAGTTGGAAGTGGTTTTGGCGGCAGCCCGATGTTAGAGCCTATGCAGAAACAGCATTTAGAACAGTGGGAGATTTGGCTCGCCAGAACGGTGTTCGCCTGTCTTTCCACCCTGGTCAGTTTTGCGTGTTGGCATCTATCAACCCTGGTATTGTAGAACGAAGTATCGAAGAGTTTGAGTATCATGTGGACATGGCTCGCTGGATGGGCTATGGCAAGACGTTTCAAGACTTTAAGATCAATGTGCATATCTCGGGTAAGCAAGGTCCACAAGGTGTTCGTGATGCTCTAAGCAAAATGACACCCGAAGCCCGTAACTGTCTTACCATTGAGAATGACGAAATGACCTGGGGCATTGACTCTAGCATTGAGTTGGTCAAGGACTGTGCCCTGGTCATGGACATACATCATCATTGGATTAACTCTGGAGAATATATTGAAGCAACTGACGACCGTGTTAAGCGGATTATTGATAGCTGGCGTGGCGTTCGCCCTGTTTTACATTATAGTGTTTCACGGGAAGACTGTCTTATTGACCATCCCGGACATATCCGTCCCAATCTTTCGACCCTCTTAGAGCAGGGCTACAAAAAACAAAAGCTCAGAGCACATTCAGAATTTTACTGGAATACAGCAGTAAATGAATGGGCACTGAGCTTTCGAGACTCGTTTGACATCATGTGCGAAAGCAAGGCTAAGAATCTATCCAGCTTTGCACTCTATGAACAAAGTCTTAAGCAGCCGGCTTTACTTTTGGCTTAAGTGGTGCTTTTGGCTTAGGTGGTGCTTTTGACGTTGCAGTCTTTGGAGCAACAGGCTTTTTGGCAACCTGTGGCTTTTTAGGTGCAGGCTTTTTAGCAGGTGCTTGTTCAACCACAGCCGCTGGAACAACTGCTTCTGCCTCAACAACCACTGCTTCAACTACAGGCGCAGGTGCTGCCTCAACAACCACTGCCTCAACTACAGGCGCAGGTGCTGCCTCAGCTTTATATGGGGCTTCCGCAGTTTGTTCTGCTGGCTTGGCGCCAAATAGTTTCTTTAATAAATCGATCATACTAAATCTCCTTAGGAATTTATTTAGCGGTAAATACATATATGGAATTTAAATTCATTCAAAAGTTTATAATCGAAGGCAAAAAAGACAAACTCATACAGTTGACACTGCCCTACGACCCCGATGAGTTGGCGCCAATAAAATCCAAAGAAACTATAGATTATCACTACGGTACACTATATAAAGCCTATGTTGATCGATACAACAAGGGCGAGGGTGATGACGATTTCAACGAAGCTGGTGCGTTTTTACACAATATCTATTTTGGTCAATTACAAAAACCAGAAGGTGCCAATAGACCCTATGATGCTATTTTACAGTTTATAGAAAAACATTTTGATACATTTGATCGTTTCAAAGAAGAATTTGAAAAAACTGCTATGACAATACAAGGCAGCGGGTGGGCATACCTAGCTCGAGATGGCAAGATCAAAACCATTGCGAATCACGAAATTAGAAATGATATTGTGCTGTTAGTAGATTGGTGGGAACACGCTTGGGCTTTAGACTATCAGGCTGATAAAAAAAGCTATTTGAAAAACATATGGAAGCTAATAAACTGGAGAGTAATCAATGGCGTACTCGGACAAAGTAATCGATCACTATGAAAACCCACGTAATGTAGGATCATTTGCTAAAGATGATCCCAACATAGGCACAGGTATGGTCGGTGCTCCGGCATGCGGAGATGTAATGAAATTACAGATAAAGGTAGACAATGATACAGGTCTTATTACAGATGCAAAATTTAAAACGTATGGCTGCGGATCGGCTATCGCGAGTTCGAGCCTCATTACAGAATGGGTCAAAGGAAAAACCCTCGACCAAGCCGGAGCAATTAAAAACTCCGAAATCGCCGAAGAACTAGCCCTACCTCCAGTAAAGATACACTGTAGTATTCTAGCAGAGGATGCAATCAAAGCAGCCGTAAATGATTACCGTAACCGACACAGCCTGTAAAAGAATTAAGCAAACACTTGCCAAACGTGGCAAGGGTGCGGGTATTCGAATAGGTGTTAGAACTACAGGGTGTAGTGGGTTGGCCTACGTATTAGAATACGTAGATGACTACAAACCCGAAACTGGAGTAACTAATTTTGCTCAAGATGGTTTTGTTGTTTTGGTAGATGCCAAAAGTCTAGTGTATCTAAAAGGGATAACTATGGATTGGGTTCGCAATGGGCTCAATGAGGGATTTGACTTCGTCAATCCCAACGAACGTGATCGATGCGGTTGCGGTGAAAGTTTTAGAGTTTAGAAATATCTAGATCAGCGTCAGCGGGCATATCCCAGATTTTCTTGTGATCTACTCCTGTTCGCTGCGCAAATCTCTTGATATCGCACCCAGAACAACAATGAAAGTAGTTGTTATTCAACCGTTTTCTATCTATATTTTTTAGATCTCTTTCAAACACTGCATCACAGTCATCACACTTTAAAGTCACAACGGTTTTTGTCCTGGTATAACTGTGTTGATTGCCCAGTTTACTGAACCTAACATATTGATTTTTCTGCGATCTGGTCTGTATGAACATCTAGTATTTACATTAGGCTTATAAAAACTTTGGATAAATATTATCGATATCCAAACACATAGGATCTGCTATGGCAAGAAAAATTATTAATATTGGTGCAATTGGCAACGACGGCACCGGCGACAGTATCAGAGACAGTTTTAGATCTGTCAACGACAACTTTAGAGAACTCTATAGTTCACTAGGACTAGGTGAAAAACTCACATTCATAGGTCTAGATGATACACCCGAATCATTTCCTAACGATTATGAAAATGCGTTGGTTGTGATCAATGATACCACAGACGGCGTGGTTTTCAAAAAACTAGAAGCTGGCGTAGGTGTTCAAATTGATTTTGATACCAGTCAAAATTCCATTGTGGTCAACAGCTTGTTTTCAGATATTTCAGGCGATCCTAATCCAAATCTAGGAGGACCAGTTAATGCTCAAAGTGGTGGAGTAAGATATCCTATTGGAAATTTACCCGATATAGGATCTTTTTCTGAACTCACTGATTCAATTGGCAGAATAAACACAATTCACGGATCCACTGCCACAGAAACAAACAGACTGGCGGCCAATAAGGGCTATGTAGATTCCAAGATATCCCTGCAGGGCATAGATGCTGTTGATCCTGCTACCAATACAACCAACACTGCATTTGGTACCATGACCGGGCCGTTGATACTTTCAAGAGACCCTGTGGATGATGATGATGTGGCCTACAATGGTTTGATAGCTGCCACCAAACGATATGTTGACAGTTCCGGTTATAGCAGCACAGTGAATCTGTATGTGAGTACAGCCGGGTTAGATGATCGACCAGGTGTTGGATTAGACCGACAAGGTCGCAGTTTGGCCTATGCATATAAGACACTAGAAGCTGCTCTTAAACGTGCAGAAGAATTGGTGCTGGAAGCACCGTTAGAAATTGGCCCTTACAAGAAAGTTCTTACTTGGAACAACGGTGATGAGCCTTGTACTCTAGTAGAAATTGACGATACCAGTGCTACCGCAGGCACTGGTTTCAGTCCTGCATTTATTTTTATGAATGTGGACACAGTTGAAATTGTCAGCGGTGGCCTAAATTATCTACCCGGTGACATACTTACTGTGGCCACTGGTACCGGTACAGCAGCAAGATATCAGGTGCTGTCGGTTAGTCCTGGCGGCTCAGGAGGACGAGGACCAGTTACTGCCATTAGACAGATCACTGGCGGCAACTACAGCGTGTTGCCCGCACCAGTGGCTCCAGCAGCCACTACCTGTCCCGGCAGCAGTGTTGGTGTTAGAACTGGATGCACACTAAATCTCACATTCAAAGTGGCCAGAGTGCAGGTTAACTCGGGAGGCCGTGGAACTGGATACGGTTTAGTGTCAGTGAGATTTGTTGGTGGTGGTGGTGGTGGAGCCTTTGGTGTAGCAGATGTTAGCGCAGTTGACGGCGGCATAAACAGCATCAGTATCACCAACGGAGGAACAGGGTTTACTTCGCAGCCATCTATACTTGTGAGTCTTCCAAGATTTAGATTGTTTACCAGCGGTTACAGAACAGACTTTACTGGAAATCCTGCATTGAGCACAGTGGCTGCTAACGCAGCCAAAGACATACGAGAAGGACTATATCTTCGTGGGGAAACGTCTGGAGCTCTTGCACAGATTCTAGCACACGACGGTACTTTGGACACGTCCGGCAATGAAGAATTTGATGTTGATGTTGTCAGTGGTGAATTTGTTGTTGGCGAGGTTATTTCATTCGGTGATGTAACCAAACGTATTCAAATTTCTGTATTTGTTGAAACTGGCATTTACCTAGAAAATTTACCATTACGTGTGCCTCAAAACGTGGCAGTAATAGGTGATGAATTTCGTAGAACTATTATTAGACCACAGATAGGCTTTGACAGTTCCAGTCCCTGGGCATTTTTGAATTTTAGACGAGATCCTGTGGTAGACGGACTGACTGTGGCAAATGAACTGTATGGTTATCACTATCTAGCAGATTCCACACAGCCTGTTTATCCCCTGATCAATAACAAAGGTAACTATACCAGTGCTGCACGACTGATCACATTGAATAGAAAGTTTATTCAAGATCAGGTCATAGGTTGGATCAATAATCAAATTTTAACAAACACTGCACCATTTACATCTGCATTTGACTACAATGAAGATATCTGTTATAGAGACGTTGGCTTGATCATAGACTCTATGGTATTTGATTTGAAATGGAGTGGACAGAATCGCACAATTTCTGCTGCATTGAAATACAAGGGACCAGCAGTTCCGGGCAGTAATCCTGCACTAGCTATTGGTGCGCAACTGAGTCAGACTGTGGCCGGTATTCAACGTATCAACACCTTGGCCCAAGACATTATCGACAATGTGAGTATTGCGGCACTGTATACATTGTCCGGTACTGTGGCCACTACTGCCACAGTACCAACACTACAGACTCTAGACGAAGGTCTAGTGGCAGAAGTAGGATCCGATACTGTGATCACATTGTTGACCAATGCCATAGTTGATGTTATCAGCAACAGTGGAACAGTAAACTATCCCAAAGACAACGGCGATATGGACATGTTCTTGTGTAACGATGCTGTAATCCTAAGAGCCATGACCTTCCAGGGTCAAGGTGGATTTGCAATGGTATTAGATCCAGAGGGACAAATCCTTGCTAAATCTCCGTACTGTCAAGAATCTGCATCCTTTAGTAGAAGTATAAATGCCAAGGCATTTTCTGGTGGTATGTTTGTAGATGGATTCACCGGCAATCAGAAATTTGTCATAGACAGCAAAGACAGTAATATATTTTTACGAGTATCGGGACTGCTGAGACCGCCTAATACTCCCTGCAGCTTTATTGTCAGTGGTGAAATTTACAGAATAAACTACATTAGAGGGTATACATTTGGAACAGGTGCTGCTACTGCTACCACAGGTGGATTCAGCACAGCTCAGTTCATCTTGGATGAGCTGACACCTTACACACCTGCTGCTGGATCACGTGCCTGTACATTTAGTACTCCAAATATAACCACTGCATCTGTTCACGAACTACAACCAGGTGCCATTGTGAAATTCAGTTCTACTGGAACACTGCCAACTGGTATCGCTGCCAATCAAGAATACTATGTGTTACTGGCTGGATTTACGCTTACTCAATTCAGAGTTGCCGCAGTAGCTGGCAGTACCACAGCAGTGACTTTTGTAGGTGCCGGCTCGGGTACACACAGTTTTATCAGAGTGTTTGAAGTTCTTATGCCCGGTAATCGTTCCATGCTTAGTAACGACTTTACCCAGGTCTGTGATCTAGGCTACGGACTTATAACCACCAACGGCGGATTGGCCGAAGCTGTGAGTATGTTTACCTACTACTGTCAAATTTCCTACTATTCATTGAACGGTGGACAGATTAGAAGCGTGGGTGGATCTAGTGCTCACGGAAACTTTGCATTGGTAGCGGAAGCCAGTGATCCATTAGAAGTTCCGACTCCCACAGGATTTTACACCGATCTTGCACAGACCGCAACTGTTTATGCTGCATCAGTTGATACGTTGAACGAAAAGGGAGAAAATATATTATATGTGACCTATGATGATTTCTTTCCTTTGCCGAACAGTGAATTAGAAATCAATCATGGAGGCCAAATTGTACGATATGTTGTCACTACGGCACAGATCAGCGATGTTGCCACCAAACGTGCAAAATTAAATATCAGCACCGGCGGCGGACTTTTGGCAGCAGTGCCCCATGGACAACGTGTTACAATTAGAAACAACAGTTTCCATGTGTTACACGGAGACATTGTAGAGGTAGCAACTAGACCTAGTACTGCTCTGATACTAAATGACAGTAATTTTGTCTACAGACAATTGGAATTCACAGACTATGATTCCACATATGATCTAGAAACCTATACTATCACAGGTATAAACTATGGCACTGGGGTGATAACCACTGATATCAATCATAGACAACGTGCAGGATATCAAGTGAGATTTGTCAAACCTCCAGGCGCAGTGTTGCCCAATGAGATTACTGCAGGTGTCACAGTTGACGACGGTGTCATATACTATGTCAAGACTGCACCAACTCCTACCACATTTACCATTTCTGCTACAGAAACAGGCTCAGGCATAACCACATTTACTGGATCGGCGGTGTCGGGAAGTCCCACAATGGTTCCTTACGGTCTAGCCCTGGCACAAGGTAGAGAAAATTATGATTATATAGAAATCACTGTGTATGAGCCGGGTGTAGAAACAGGTGCGGCCAATACTGTAACCAGTATAAGCACTGCGGCCAATACGTTTACCAAAAACAGTCACGGACTCACAGCTGGTCAACCTGTGAGATTCAGTGCCAGTGTGTTGCCTGGAGGACTAACTGCAAACACAGTGTACTTTGTAACCACTTCTGGACTAACTGCCAATGATTTCAGTGTTAGTACCAGAGCGTTAGTAGACAGTACATTTATAGGTGTGCCTACTTCTTTGGCATTTTCAGTGGGGCCATCCCTGGGAACATCTACTGGCGCTGGTCCTTATTTTACAACCATTTCAAATATCATCTGTTTGGAAAATCTTATATTGGGATCAAGTTTGGTAGCAAAGCCAAATATTACCGGTGTTAGCGCAGTAGGTGACGGTGTTACCTGCACATTGACGTTTACCGCTCAAAACGTTCCTCCATATTTGCCATTCCAGTTGATTACTGTGAGCGCATTTGCTGTAGGTGGTGTGCCATTCAATGGCGCACAAACCGTGGTGACCTGTACCAATACCACTGTGACATTTGCCAGCG